TTGTAGGCACCGACACCGCCAAAGACTACCTGGCCAACCGCTGGCGTGTCAAAACCGGCACCGGGCAAATCCACTTCAGCCACCAGCTCACCGAAGATTTTTACAAGCAAGCCACCGCCGAATACCGCGTTACCGTCTGGCGGCACGGCCACCGCCTCAGCCGCTGGGAGAAAAAGCAGGCCGACCGTAACGAGGTGCTTGACCTGATGGTCTACAACACCGCCGCCGCCCAATATCTCGGCCTGCACAAGCTCACCGAATCGCATTGGGACAAACTCTCTGCAGCTCTCAACCCCAACCAGATCAGCCTGTTTGATGCGCTTGAGCCCGTGCCTGTGCCGCGTGCTGACGAAATACAAGCAAAAACACCATCCAGCCCAACCACCGCAAGCACCGACAGCTACCAAAAACCAAGCGCACCAACCCCCGCACCAATCACCGTCACCCAGCCACCCGCCCCCCAGCCCTACATCACGCCCCGCCCAACCACCCGCCAATTCGCCCGCAACTGGTAACCAACCGCCGCCCATGCTCAAACCCGACCGCCGCCAGCAACGCCCAAACACACTCCAAAAAACCGCCGAGCCGCCCGAGCCCGACCTGGTTGACCGCATCATCCAAATGATGCGCACCGACCTGCCCGCGCTTGCCGAAAAACTTGGGCAAATCGAATCTGACATCAGGGCTGAATTTGCTGGTGAACGCTGTTACATCAGGGGTGTCCCCATCACTGTCCGCCAGCGCCGCGTGTCTGATGTGCTTGGCATGCTGGCAAATGGCCGCAACGCAACCACCATAGCCAGGCGTCTGCAAATCCCGAGGCCCACCGTATACCGCATCATCAAGCAAGCCACTTACCCACTGCAAGATGGCAGCATGATCTGAAACCTTCTCACCTTTGCTTGTTTTGAGACACCCTAACCGTTACCGTGCCGCCACCGCACGCACCACCACCAAACACCATGGCCCACACCCAAGCAGACCTCAACGCCGTTAAAGCGGCCATCGCCAGCGGCGAGCAGTCCGTCGAGATGAACGGCCGAAAGGTCGTTTACCGCACCATTGACGACCTGCGCAAAGCCCGAGACGACATCGCCGCCGAGCTGGCCGCCACTGACACCGCCAGTGCCAGCGCCGTGCGCCGTGGCAACTACAGCGTGCGCTTTGCCACCGCCCGAGGATTTTGATGGCCACCACCACCCACATCGCCACACGCCTGATCGACAAATTCATCGGTGCCATCAGCCCCGACGCGGGCCTGCGCCGCTTGCGCGCCCGCGAGCTACTCACCCGCGCCTATGAGGGCGCAAGCCAGCGCGACGGCTGGCGGCCCAAGCGCCCAGGTGCCAGTGCCGACGCTGACCACCTGGCAGACGCCGCGTCCTTGCGCACCCGCGCCCGCGCCCTGGTGCAAAACGTGCCCTACATCGCCCGTGGCCTTGACAGCCTGGTGGCCAACACCATTGGCACCGGCATCACCCCGCGCAGCCTGGCCAAAAACGCCACGCAAATCGACGCCCTCTGGGCACAATGGGCCAAAGTAGCTGACGCCGACGGCCGTTGCGATTTTTACGGCCTGCAAGCCATGGCCTACCGCGCCATGGAGCAAGATGGCGAGGTGCTGGTGCGCCTGCGCGCCCGCCGCCCTGAAGACCCTTTGCCAGTGCCCCTGCAGCTCCAGGTGCTCGAAATTGATTGGCTCGACAGCAGCCGCAACGGCAGCGCTGGTGCCAACACCATTCAAAACGGCATTGAGTATGACCCACTTGGCAAGATCGTCGCCTACTGGCTATGGGACCAACACCCCGGCAGCCTCATGCCCGGCCGCCGTGGCAAAACTGCCAGCTACGCCGTGCCCGCTGAGCGCATCATCCACCTCTTCACCAGCCAGCGCCCCGGCCAAGGCCGTGGCTTCACGCGCCTGGCTCCCGTCATTGCGCGTGTACGCGACACACAGCTCTACGAAGACGCAGAAATTCAGCGCAAGAATCTGGAAACCCGCCTAAGCGTCTTGGCCAGCGGCGATGCCAGCGCCATGAGCATGACCGAGAGCGAGGCACAAACCACCGTGCGTGCCACCGGCGAGCTAGGCACACTGGCCAGCGGTGGCATCACCCAAGTGCCCGCAGGCGTTAACCTCACAGTCGTCGAGCCAAAAGCCGTCCCAGGCTACGTTGATTACGTCAAATACAACCTGCACCTCATCGCCGCAGGCATGGGCATCACCTACGAGATGATGACCGGCGACGTGCGCGAGGTCAACTTCTCAAGCGCGCGTGTGAGCATGCTCGAATTCCGCCGCAACGCCGAGCAAATGCAGTGGCTCACCATCATCCCTCGCCTGTGTCAGCCCATTTGGGACGCCTGGGTGCAGGCCGCCACCATGGCCGGAAAATGGCGCGTGTCTGACACCGCAGTTGATTGGTCAACTCCCAAGTGGGACTACGTCAACCCCGAGCAAGACGTCAAAGCCGACCTGGCCGAAATCAGCGGTGGCCTCACCACCATCAGCGAAAAACTCCGCCGCCGTGGCTACAAACCCGAGCTGGTGTTTACCGAGCTAAAAAGCGACCTTGACCGCCTGCAGGCCGACGGCACCCTGCCAATCTTGCTGCAGCTGCAAACCAACCAGGCGCCGCCTGCGCCGCCAGAAAAAACACCGTCGGTAAAAGCCGTTTAAAAATCGTCTCAGCTTTGCTTGTTTTGAGACGCCCACCCCGGCATAGTGCCGGGCCATGACAGCACAAACTAACGCCACACTCACCACCCAGCATCTGCCCGCGCTATTGCGCGCCGCGCAGATCGAGCCCACCACTTTCAACGAAGCCGCCCGCACCGTTGATGTGGTGTTCACCACAGGTGCCAAGGTGCGCCGCTTTGACTGGCTGCGCGAGCGCTATTACGACGAAGAGCTGATCGTCACCCCCGACGCCGTTGACCTGGCCCGCATGAACGCCGGTGCAAGCGTGCTCAACACCCACGACCAATGGGATTTGAATGCCGTCATCGGCGTGGTTGAACGCGCCTGGATCGACGGCGCTCAAGGCCGCGCCACCGTTCGCCTGAGCAACCGCCCCGAGCTGGCAGGCATCGTTGCCGACATTCAAGGCGGCGTCATCCGCCACATCAGCGCAGGCTACACCATCCAGGCCATGGAGATGGTCCCGCCCGAGCTGCGCACCGACGGCGACACCACCCGCTGGCTCTATCGCGCCACGCGCTGGCAACCCGCCGAGATCAGTTTTGTCCCCGTTCCCGCAGATGCCGGTTCCGGCACCCGCGCCGCACCCACGCCGGGCACCCTGCCTTGCGTGTTCACCACCCGGGCAGCCGCCCAACCACAGAAAGACCCCACCATGGATGAAATCCAAGCAGGCGGCGCAGCACCCGCACCCGCCATCACCCCCGCCGTGCCCGCTACAGCCGCGCCCGCCCCTGCAGTGCAAGACACCCGCGCCGCAGACATTGCCGACCTGTGCGCCCGCCACGGTGTGCCAACCCTGGCCGCCGGGCTCATTCGCAACGACTCCAGTGTGGCCGACGCAGGCATTGCCGTGCTAGGCGAGCTGGCCCGCCGCGACACCGCCGCCGGTGGCCACCGCAACGTCGCCCGCATCGAAACCGTGCAGGATGAGATGCAAGTGCGCCTGGCAGGCATTGAGCAAGCCATTTTGCACCGTGTTTCCGCCGCCACCAAGCTTGACGACAACGGCCGCCAATACCGTGGCCTGAGCCTGATCGAGATGGGCCGCGACTTTCTGGAGGCCCATGGCCAAAACACCCGTGGCCTTGACCGCATGACGCTGGCCAGCCGCATGCTCAATTTCCGCGCCGGTGGCCCCATGGGCACCAGCGACTTCTCAAGCCTGTTTGCCAACGTGGCCAACAAACGCCTGCGCAGCGCCTATGACGAAAACGCTGGCACCTACGCCATGTGGGCACGCCGCGCCCCCAACGCGCCAGACTTCAAAAACATGTCTGTCGTGCAGCTGGCCGGTGCGCCTGACCTGTTGCAAACCAATGAGGCGGGCGAATTCAAATACGGTGCCATGACTGACGGCGGCGAGACATACGCCATGCTCACCTATGGCCGCATCGTGTCACTCACCCGCCAGGCCATCGTCAATGACGACCTGCGCGCCTTTGAGCGCATGGTAACCGCCTTTGGCTTTGCCGCCCGCCGCCTGGAAAACCGCACGGTATACAGCCAGCTCACCGCCAATGCCAACCTGGCAGACGGCGGCGCGCTGTTCAACGCCACGGCAGTTACCACGGCAGGCGGTCATGCCAACCTGCTGACTACCAGCGCCCTGGCCATTGGCACCCTCACCACAGGCCGCACCAGCATGCGCCTGCAAAAAGGCTTGCAGTCTGAAGAGCTGAACCTGGCCCCGGCTTACCTCATCGTGCCCGCCGCGCTGGAGCAAACCGCCTACAACTTGACCAGCGCCAATTACGTGCCCTCCACCAAGGCCGAGATCAACGAATTTCGCGCCGGTGGCCGCACCGCCGTCACCCCGGTGGTCGAGCCCGTGCTGGACGCCAACAGCGCCACCAGCTGGTATTTGGCCGCTGCCAACAGCCAGGTGGACACGGTCGAATACTGCTACCTGGACGGCGCGGAGGGCCCCGTCATTGAGTCCGAAGTCGGCTTTGAAACAGACGGTGTGTCTTACAAGTGCCGCCTCGACTTTACCGCCAAGGCCGTTGACTACCGTGGCCTGCTGAAAGCCACCGCGTAAACCAAGCGCCTAGGGCGGCCCGCGCGCCGCCCGGCCATCAAAACCCCACCTGAAAGACACCACCATGAAAACATACAAGCAAGAGGGCAAAGTCCTCACCCTCACCCCCGGCGCAGACGTGGCCTCTGGCGTTGGTTACCTGTTTGGCGTCAGCCTGTTTGGCGTAGCCGTCAACGACGTGACCCGCGGCGTGCCCGGTGAATTCATCACCGAAGGCGTTGTCACCATCGGCAAAACCAGCGCCCTGGCCATTGCCGTAGGCGACCGCGTGTTTTGGGATGCCACCAACAAGGTAGTCAACAAGACAACCACCGCGCAGCAATGTGTCGGCATTGCCGTTGAGGCCGCCGCCAACCCCAGCAGCACCGTGGCCATCAAGCTCGGCTGCTACACCGACGTAGCCGTGTAACCTAACGCAAGCCAAGGGCGCGCCATGGCCACCACACCATTTGCCCCGCTGGAGGCCCGCCTTAACCTGGCGGCAGTCTCACGCCTGGCCAATGTGTTGTGTGCGATCAATGGCGCAGCCCCGGTGGCCGCCGTGTTTGACAACGGTTATGCCGCTGCATCCGTCGGCCCCTACGGCATGGCCAGCACCCAGCCCATGCTCACACTCGCCACCGCAGACGTGCCCGCCACCCCGGTGGGCGCAGCGGTAGTGGTGGGTAGCACGGCCTATGTGGTGGCCGCCCATGAGCCAGACGGCACCGGCATCAGCCGCTTGGTGCTGGAGGTGGCAGCGTGAGCACCGGTTTTGCCACCGTACAGGCTGCGCTACTGGCCGCGCTGCAAGGCGCGCCTGCGCTCTCAGGCGTGGCCATCAGCGCCAACCGGCAGCGCCCGGTATCTGCCGCGCAGGCCAGCGCCATGGTGTTGCGGCTTGACCAGGCAGCTGGTGACACCGCTGTGCTCGGCATGATTGACTGGCAAACCGCCTTTGCGCTTGAGTGCTACGCCCGTGCCGACACCGGCACTGACCCAGCCGCTGCGGTTGACTCGCTTTTGTCCGCCGCATGGGCTGCCTTGGCTGGGCTTGACTACGCCAGCGCCGGGGCAGACATCACCATCAGCCCCACTGTTGATTGGCAGTATGACGACGCCGCCACGCCCATGGTCTGCGCCATTGTGCGCATTACCGCCATGCACCGCACCACCTTAACCAACCTGGCCCCGCTATGACCACCACCAAAACCACCACCCCCAAGCCCGAGGCCACCCCGGACCCGATGCCCGCGCCCGCCGCCGTGCCAGATGCCGTCAATACCCCGCCTGCAGGCGGCCAATACACGTTTGATCCCGCCACCGGCGTCTACAACCTTGTCACGCCATCAACCTTTCAGGAGTAATCCACCATGGCAAACCGTTTAATCCGCAATACCGTCATCCTGCTCAAACCCGAGGTCACCTACGGCACAGACCCCACGCCCAACGGCGCGGACAATGCCATGCTGGTGTCAAACCTCAGCATTAACCCGTTTAATGTCACGCAAGTGGACCGCGACCTCATCCGCAGCTACCTTGGCGCGTCCGAGATGCTGCTGGGCAGCCGCTACGTTGAGAT